GAACATCGGTCGTCCAGCAAGGTCGCTGATACCGATCAGGGCTCCATACCCCTCAGGCCCCATGGCAATCCACTGAGGAAGAGCACCAGTGTTAGCGAACAGGAGAGCAGCAGCCTCGCCCAGTGCAGCAGTGATACCTGCAGCATCCCCTGCAGCAGCAGCGACAGTGGCAGTCGTCTTCTCCATCTCAGTGACAGTGGCAGTCTCTCGCAGACCTTCCAGCCTGCGATTCATATGATTGACCACCATGTCAAGTGAAGCTGAAACCTGTTCCAGCAGCCACTCGCTCACGTTGATATAGCCACCATAGGGCTTCAGCGTAATAACCTCGCTGACGATATCCCAGGTCTTACTGACCAGTTCAGCCTTCTCCATCGTCTGCAGGCCCACCCCAGTAGCGAAATTGGGGTCGACAATGCGCGGACGAGAGAACTGGGAGCTAGGTGCAGGGTAGGCACCCAGGGCAGTGAACAGGGGGCTACCGCTAGGGCTGGGATCGAGCACTGCACCTGAGGTACCAGTCACCACCAGGCCGTTAAAGCCACCAGCAGTGGCAATCGTATTAGCCTTATCGAGACCCAGGTGCTCAGCAGCGCGACGATGGAATTTCTGGAACCTCGCGTTCGCAGTCTCATCCTCTGACCTGTGGAGCAGGTCATACATGTACTCCCCAGCACTACGGTAGGAGAAATCCCTACCCACCACAGTGGGATCAAGAGTACGGATGCGACTCTTTACCGCATCAGCCATCTGAAGATCACCAGAGACCTTATCAATCTGCGCGTCCAACTCGCGAATACGAGCGCGAGCATTGTCAATCGTTTCCAGGTCGGTCGCGTAAAGGTCGCGACCCTCATCGTCTGCAGTTCCTGCGAGAGTCTCGATAAGCGAAACCTTCTGGTCTCTCTCATCCATGAACCTACGAACCAGTGCATCTACTGCCATCTCACTATCCAATCTCTTAGGGTTTCCTATGGGATTGGAAGGGTGCAGTTCTCATCAGATTGGAAGGGTGCCTAATCGCTTAGGGGTGCTTCCTGGTCTGGCGCGCTGGGTGCTTCCTGCTTCGTCTGGCAGGGTATATCGCAGTGGGTGCGATCGTCAATCGGTACTTTATGGATCAGGGAATCAACAGGGAGCACCCCTACGAGTACGGTCCCGATAATCAGTTCAGCGAGCCTGTCCACCTTGCTGATGAGAGCATCCAGAATGATGGCGACTCCCAGGAGGAATACCACCACATGACGAATGGCAGCGAACGCATGCCATCCATGAGGCACTAGAGCACCCAGAGACCAGCAGCCAAGAATGCCACAGCGAGGGGCAGCAGGCACTTGTGCGAGTCGTCAGGCAGCCTCTCAGGGATCAGGTAGGTAACTGCGAGCAGCAGGGCTGCAATCCATGAGAACAGGAAGAGCCAATCAGCGAGGAGGAAATGTCCGCTAATCATCGGTCACTCTTTCTGATCAGGTCATCAAAGATGGAAGGGTTCGTATCAATCCATGGGCCGAATTTAGCCTGGTATGCCTCTAGGTCTTCAGCAGCCAGACCAGTAGCAGAGATACCTGCCCCATCGTAAGCGAGTAGGACAATCTGCCCAGTCTCGCGATTACGCATGATGAACGTAGACATGTCTTCATCCTCTTCAATAGGTGTAGGGGGCTGAGGGGTAGGCATTCCGCCGGCCCAGCGATTAACACACTCAGCGCGCATGTCTGCCAGGCTCCATGTTCCTGAGCCATTCACACTGCTGGGAGCCCATGAGCCCTGCACAGCATTTGCTGTGGCAGGATCGATCTTTCTATCTGTCCAGCCATCACCAGCACCCAGCGAGTGACTGAAGATGTCGCTAGGCAGGTTGCCTAGCTGAGCGTTAATGGCATTCGACCCAGCGATATAGGCATCTATCTGCTCAGCAGGCCATGCCTCTCCTACCCCATTGTTGGCAGCCTCGATAGCGACAGTCTGGGTATTACCCTGATCAATGGGGACAGTGCCTCGCGACAGACTGACAGGCCCACCCTTTCCAGCAGTATTCGCTGCACCTGCAGCGATAGGCCAGAAGGTGCCAGTACGATCCAGCAGCAGATTCCCGATAGGGGCATCCCCACTACCGTTAATCATGTAGCTCAGATCAGACTCAGGGGATGCGCTAGAAGCAGTGTGATGCCACTGGATGCCCAGGGGGACGAATGGAAAGCCTCCACTAGACCTAGCCCTACGCTGCCACCCATTAGTGGTGGCATTCTCTCGCACATTGCACCCAGCAGAACGGAGAACATCTGCGAGCCAGTCCAGATAGATATTCTGCCCACTCACTGGATGGCTCCCTGCCTGCTGAGCCAATCGATAACGATGCTCATCAGTCCAATCGCTAGAGCCTGCTCGTCTCCACTGAGAGCCCCCCAGGCTGGGACTGTGGTGCCAGGCTGCCTGCGAGCCTCATGCACAGCCTCAGCGAGCCCCACAGGCTCAGGGTTATGGGTTCGCAGCCACTCCACCAGGCCGTTCGCTTGCTGGAACGCTGTGGATCGCTCAGTGGTGCCCAGGTCGTCCCAGGAGACCAGCGAGCCACCAGCGAGCAGGTCTACTGCCTCGCGCAGCCTGTGGAGCTTGTAGGCCACCTGCTCTGGGTCTGGTGGCTCACGATCGTAAGCATCGTCTGGTTCGTAGTCACCAATCATCTGCGTAGCTCAGCAAGCATCAGCTTCACCCTGTCCAGTTCAGGGGTCTCCTGGTGCATGTCCCCTCCGAATGAACGCATCGCAGTAATGCCTGCACCTGCGTAGGCAGGGGTGGGGGTGGCAGCGACAGAATCCAGAATCACCTGCACCCTGCTCACGATCCCATCAATGAACTTAGGTGGTCTGTAATCGGCGAAATTAACGCTCAGCCCTGTATGGCTTTCGCGCAGCATTCCCTTTACCTTCTCTAGGTCGTTTCCTGGGTAGAGTTTGAAGGTTGCGTATGCACCATCTTTCTCTGATCGCAGTGAGGTACAGTGACCTACCTTGCTGTCGAAATCCATTTGATGATCTAGGTTCAGCCAGATGAATGCTCCATTACCCCTGCGACTGATGCCCTGGGCCTGCCTCGCGAGGCTGCCAGGCAGGAACTGCTCCCTGTAACGCTTTAGCTCTCCACTGCTGGAGTCTCGCTCTACAATCTCTGCAATCTCCCCATAGGGAACGATGCAACCCTCCAACGATCTACCATCGTCGCGCTCGAATACCTCTAGGTGACTCTCCCCAATGAATCGGGTAATCATGGGATAGCCCCCTGCATATCTTCCACTGTGGTGGGTTTGTTCGGTAGGAATCTCTCGCTGAGCCTGATTTCGTCCACTGTCATCGCAGCATTGTCATGCTCATCTCTGATGCGATTCAGAATCTCATAGGTCTGGGCTCGTTCAAACATGGATGGCTTAACGTACTCATCCCTGTTGAATTCCAGCACTGTGCCTCTAGGCAGCCACTTGTAGCTGATGGCTGCTGCGACAGTGTGCGACAATGGCCTAAGGGTTGCGCGCCAGTGGTAATCAAAGATGCCCTGGACATTGCTGTAGGGGCTGGACTGATCCTGTGGCAATCCCACCAGATATGGTGGCACCCCCAGGGCTGCAGCTATGCGAGTCTCATCGAAGATTCGCATATCCAGCAGTGCCATCTCTTTAGGGCTGATGGTCAGGGTTTCCAGTTCCATGCCACCAGACAGGATCGCTGGGGCTCCACTGCGAGACTTAGCAGCACCCACCCAGCTATTCTGCAGGTCTTTAGCCTCAGGCCCATTCAGGTGCCTGGGGTGCTTGATAACTGCCCAGGGGATGCCACCCCTGGTGGCAAGGTCTGAACCCATCTGCTCTAGGGCTGCTGCAGAGACAACGTTCCTGGCTGCCCACTGCAGGGGACCGATACCCCTCAGGTTCATGGGGTAGCTCTGGTACTTGATATGGATGACATCTGCTGAGTCCAGTACGTCACCCTGGAATGAGTATTGGATCTCTCCATCTGCCCATTCGATATTGACGAACTCGGGATTGAGCACCACCCAGCGAGCCACCAGGCCATCGTTATTGAGCCCCGCTCTACCGGTAGCCCACAGGATTGCCTCTCCTGTGGACTGCAGGCAGTTAAATACCTGCTTAGCTGCTTCCACCCAGTCGCTATAGATTTCAGGCTCAGGGTTATTGCTCCACTCTGGGAGCCTCGTAACCTCTACACCTTTCATCCCATACACAGGGAAGCTAGCTAACTCCCGAGTGTTCAGGTCAATGCAGGTGCCCAGGGTGCTGACCAGTCGCTGGGTGCTGATGCCATCCCAGTTAGGGGTATCCCAGCCCACAGGCCACCCCTGCCAGGCCTGTGCCTCTACGGGGGGATTGGAGATGCTGTAATTAACGTGAGTGTCACCAAACCCAGCAGGCACATTAGGCCCCACTGACCCAACAGGTGGGTTAGGGTTCGGTTCATTGTCTCTGGGAATAGCCCTGGATCGGAAATCGCGAACTACGATCAGTCCCCCACCAGGCTCAGCCATCAGGAATAGCAGAATACCACCCTAGACCGGCCTGGTAAATAGTGCCTATCCTGCCATTATGCGAGGACCAGCCTACCGAACGCGCACATATCTGGCAGCAAAGCAATACCTGCGAGACCATGATCTTAAGTGCTGGGTGACTGATGACAGGGGACCATGCCACAGGAGAGGCACTATCCCTGATCATAACCCACCCCTCTCTACATTCCCTGACCCACTGCTGTGGGATGGGGTGCTCCTTCCACAGTGCAAGTATCACAGTGACAAGCAATCAGGGATGATGGCTCATGGTAAGAATCGTCCAGCCCCTAGCAGGCAGTGGTGATGCCTCGCACAGCCCCAGCACCCAGGCTGGGCACCCAGAGGCACCCTGAAAGGCAAACGCTGGGTTTCTACATTGCTGAGACAGGATCAAACCTAGGGTTTGAATTCCATGACTGGCAGAACCTGCTTGCAGATGTCTCCATGGAGCTAATTCCTCGCAGGAAGATAGAGGAGAACCTGTCTGCCCTGAGGCTGAATGCTCAGTATGTGGGGGCTCTGGTGGGCAGGCAGGCAGGGAAGACTGCATGGAGCACAGCAAGGGTGCTCGCTCAGTGCCTCCTGCCTGACAGGCCAGACATTGCAGAGATGGTAGGGCTGCCCTATTTCAGTGCTCAGCATGTGGCCTATACAGCACAGTCACGCACTGTGGCAGTGTCGAAATGGCAAGAGCACCTAGGGGTGATTGAGGATTCGCAGTATTCATCCAGACTGCGAAAGGTCATCATGAGCACTGGGCGAGAGTGTGCGACGTTTGCGAATGGCTCCACCTATCGACCAGTCACCCCCAACAAGACTGGTGCGCGTGGTCTGTCGCTAGACCTTGCCATCGTAGATG